CGTCCGCCGGCGCCTCGTCCTCGACCGGCTCGGGCAGGACCGGGATCCGCGAGACGTCAGGGTTCCCGCCCTTCAGGAACGGCTGCCCGTCCACGAGCACGACCGTCGACCCGTCGAACAGGTCGACCACCACGCCCTCGTCGGTGTCCGCGACGGCCACGACCTCCGCCGGCTTCATGCCGAGCTCGTGCGCCACGTCTTCGATGCTGGCCATGAGGCCCTCCTTCACTTGACGGCCTTCAGCCGCTGTTGCTCTGCGTCGTCGACGGCCGTCGCGACGTCATTCGGGTTGGCATCAGGGACACCCAACTCGGGGCGCCACGGGACGCCCATGTAGTCCGACCAGCCCTTCTCCAGGGCCACCTGGCCGGCCTCCTTCGACATCAGCCCGCCCGCCACCATCTCGGTCAACGCCTGCGACAGGCTGACGAGCACCGTCGCCGTCACCTGCGCGTCCGCCGCCGCCACCTGCGGCCCCGTCACCGACACCGTCATCGCCGACGGCACCGTGATCGTCCCGCCGCCCGGCTTCGGGACCTCGACCTCCGCCGGCAGCCGGTTCGCTGCGACGGCCCGGTCCACGACGAACCGGTACATCTCGGTCTGGTTCGCGACGTACTCGTTCTGCACCGACCCGATCCGGCGGCGCACCGGCTCCGCCATCGACATCGACGTCGCCCGGTTCACGTCGTCCGGGTCCGAGAGCCAGTGCTTCGACAGGCCGGCGGCCGCGGCGACGTTCGTCAGCACGGCCTTCCCCGTGTTCGTGTCCTCGAACGACCCCGTGTCCGCGGTCTGCGGCTTCCACGCGACCGACTTGTTGTGGAACTCGATCGACCCCGATGGCGGCGCCTGCCGGTGGCCACGGAGCGCGATGTAATCCTCGACGTCCTTGTCGTCACCGTCGATCTCGCAGTCCCACACCAGGTACCGAGCGAGCGCGGTCCGGTCGATCAGGTTCCCGAGGACCTGGGCGTACGCCTCGAGGTCGTCGAGGACCGGCATCAGGAACGGCACACCGCGCGCGTCGGTCTCCAGGGTCTGGAACGCCGGCCACCAGAACACCTCACCGGTGCGCAGCCCCGACACGTCGTCGAGCTGGATCACGTCGAGGCCCAGGTTCTCCTGCCCGGGCACCTCGATCCACAGCCGCTCCGGCCACAGCGCGTTCCCCCCGAGGTGATCCACGTCCTTGACGCGCGACACCGCGATCGGGTTCCGGCGGCACACCCCCGACATGTCGCCGACCATCATCTCCTGGGCCATCTCGCCCATCAGGAACCACGTCCGGAACATCCGCTCCTTGCCGGTCACCATCGCGTTGCGGGGGTCGTCGCGGAACTGCTCGACGAACGGCAGCACCTCATCCGAGGTGCACTGCACGGTCAGGCCGGTGTCGCCGACGCAGAACCCGACGTACGTGTCGACGATCGCCTTGCCCATCGGGTTCGTGCGCGCCGCCACGAGCGAGTCCATGCGGGCCAGGTTCCGGGTCCGCTCCGGGATGTCGTTCGACCCGCGGCCGCGCCCGTAGTTACGGAACCCGTAGCTGTCGGCCAGGCGGTCGCCCTGCGTCGGCGCGACACCCCAGTCCGCCGCGCCCGCCGCCGCGCGCTGCGCCGGCGACGCCTCCGAGGCGCGGCCCTGCTCGAGCGCAGCGACCCGATCGAAGAACCGTTCGTCCGCTGTGCGCGCCATGACCACCTCCTCAGATCCTCAGCCGGCCCGACGGCCGGAACATCTCCTCGGCCCCCGCCGCGACCGCCGGCGCGCCCGCCGGAGCGTGCTTCGCCTCACGATCAGCACGACGCCACGCCGCGATCCCCATCAGCTCACCCATGAACCCGTCGATCTTCTCGGGGCTCAGGTCCTTCTCCGGCTTCCACCGCTTCTGCGCATCGACCTTCGCGACCACGTTCGACGCCATCCACGACAGCGGCGGGTTCCCCCCGTGGTACAGGATCCCCCGGCCGAGCAGCCGGTCGAACTCCTGGGTCGCCGGCGCCAGATGCGTCATCTGCTGCCCGCACTTCCACCCTGTCAGACCCCCGTCCAGCAGCCGCTGCCGCAGGTTCTCCGCCTGCCACGGGTCGTACGCGAACTCCTGGATCCGGAACGCTTCCGCATCCTCACCGATCTCGTCCTCGATCCGCTGGTAGTCGACCGTGTCCCCGTCGGTGATCGTCATCCAGCCCTGCTCAGCCCACACCTCGAACGTCGACCGCAGCCGATGCTTCGCGACCGCGGCCTCCGGGATCCACATCCGCGGCAGCAACCACGCCCCCGTCTCGAACGTGCCGTCCGGCATCTCGAACTCGTCGGGGAACACCAGCCCCCAGCCGGTGAAGTCCGACACCGTCGACAGGTCCAACCCGCCGAAGCACTCGCGGTCCCGGAGCTCGGTGCGCATCTCCGCCGGTGTCGACCACGGCAGACCGCACAGGTCCCACTGCTCCATGTCGATCGCCCTCGCGATCGGCCGGCGCCGCCGGTTCAGGTGCAGCCGCTCGAACGACGGCAGGTACGACGGCGTGCGCTGCGCCTTCTTCGCCTCCTTCGCGAGGTACTCCGCGGTGACTGTCACACCCCACCCGGGGTTCGCGCCCTTGATCGTCTCGAGGTCGAACGGGTCCAGGTCCTCGGGCGCCGACCAGATCACGCCGTACCGGGTGTGGTCCGGTTCGATCATGTCCAACGCGAGGAGCTCGATGTCGGTGTGCCGCTCATCGAAGATCGTCCCCACGGTGCCGTCATCCGAGGTCGTGATGAAGATCAGCAGCGGCTGGTCCCGCGCGCCCGTGCCGGTCTCGATCGCCTCGATCAGATCCCGGGACTTGTGGACGTGGACCTCGTCGATCACCGCGCCCGACACGTTCAGGCCGTGCGCGACGTCCGCCAACTTCGACAGAGCCCTCGCGATGCCCCCGGTCTTCGGGGCCCGGACCAGCGACCCCAGCACCTTCACCTTCCCGCGGACCGCCGGCGACGACCGCAGCATCTGCTTCACCGGCTCGAACACCTGGCCGGCCTGATCCTTCGACGCCGCCGCGGCGTACACCTCCGCGCCCACCTCACGGTCAGCGAGCAACAGCACGATCATGAGCCCCGACGCCAGCGTGCTCTTCCCGTTCTTCCGGGGGATCTCGATCCACACATCCCGGATGATCCGCAGACCCTCCGGGTTCCGCCAGCCGAACACCGGCGCCAGGATCCACAGCACCTGCCACGGCTCCGGGTTCAACGACCGGCCCGCCCACCGCCGGGTCTTCGTGTGCTTCAGCAGCCGCAACGCATCGATGACCCGACACACCTCGTCGACATCGAACCGGGCGCCCTTCACGTAGTGCTTCGACTTGCGGTCCAGCTGCGGCGTCGGCGTCACCACCAGCGGCGGCACCAACTCGGCGTCCGGATCCACGTACCCGCGCTCGACGAGCTCCGCGACCGCAGCATCCGGGATCGGGAGCCGGAGCTCCGACCAGTCCTCAGTCGAACGGAGAGTCCCCATCGCTGGCGCCCTCCGGATCCTCCGGGTTGATGTAGTCACGGTCGACCGGCGTCAACCCGAGCTTCTGCGACAGCCACCGGAACTGGCCCCGGTACTGGTGCGCCGACACGATCGACCCGTTCCGAGCCGAGCCCTTCTGACCCGACACGGTGAACCCCCGCCGGCTGATGTCCCGCTCGAGCTGCTCGATCCGGGCCACCACCACACACAGGTCCTGCAACGCGAACCAGTCAAGCTCCGCCAGCAGCCCCTGCGCCTCGAGCACCCGGACCACCCGCACCCACGTCGCCGACGCCGCCGCGGCCACGAGCTTCGCGTCCGCCCTCGCCTCCTCGCGATCCAGGGCCGCCGCCTCCCGGCGCTCACGATCCTCGACCGACTCAGCCCGGGTCTTCTTCGGCACGAACACCGGCCGGGCCACGAACACCCGCGACCAGTCAGGCTCCGCCGGCGCCTTCGCCGGCAGCTTCAGTCCCGTCTTCGCCAGCTCGGCGTTCGTCTTGTGCGACGGGTTGCCCTCGACGAGGTTCAGGTGGTTCGGGCGAGCAGCGGGCACGGCTCACCTCCGGGATACTTCGCGCTGACGTACCGATTTCGCGCGGAAAGC